TAAAAGGAATAAAAGTTATGAATAAAAAAATGAAATTTAAATAATGAGTTTAGTAATAGAACAAAAACCCAGATATAGACTTATACCAGCAGGTAGCAATATAATTTACACACTATACGACGCAGTAACTATAAACCCTATAAACAATAAGTTTAAAATAAAATATAAAGCAGAAGTATATGTAAGTAACAAAACTTCTAATATAGTTTCAAGTGCTAATAGAGTAGGAGTATTTAAAGTAAGTCCTAACGGTGAAGGTTACGGAATATTTGACTTGTCACCTATTTTACAAAACTATGTAAGCCCAGAATACACAGGGGGTACAGTACACAACACAAATACTTTAAACAATTCGCAATACAACGGAGTAGACTATACAGAAAACACACCCCACACAATACACCAAATAGACGACTTTAGTACAAATAGAAATAGTGTTAGGTTTGTTGCGGTAAGGTTTAATATAGAAGCTTCTGATAGTGCTACAGGATCGGTAACAGAACAATATACATCTAATACTATTGCAGACACTGTTTTAATATATAACGGTGTACTATACGATACAGATATTTTAAACTTAAATAGTACAGGTAGTTTTGGGTTTAACTTAGACGAAGCGGGTTTTGTTATGAATAGTAATACAGACAAGTTTTTAACTAACGCACCGACTACACAATACATACGAGAAAACGACTATTTAACTTTATCTTATTTTAGCCAGTACGATTTTGATTTTGAAGTAGGTACAGCAGGACAAACCCACCCTTCTGTAGGAAGTGTTAAAATACAATTCTATTATAACGGTAGTACTACAGGTTCTTTAATAACGAAAACTATACAAGCATCGACAGGTGGACATAGTGGTTATATGAACGACAGTAACACTAAACTACAATTTGCAGGTGTAGGTACAGGTAACTTAGTAGGAGCAGGTGTAACAATACCGACTAATTGGGATTATTACACAGTACAAGCTTTCGGGGCTGTTGATGCTATTAGTCAAGAATATAAGTTTTACAAACAAACAGAAGACTGTAAAGAATACGAAACGATACGTTTAACTTGGTTAAATAAGTTCGGGGTATGGGACTACTACAACTTTACGAAAAAGTCCGTTAGAACGTTTAATACACAAAGAAAGTCTTACACACAAATAACGGGTACTTGGAATACAAGCAGGTACAGACCAGACGGGCACACAGGCGGTAAAAAATACTTCGGTAGTAATACAAAAGAAAGTATAACATTAAACACAGACTACATAACAGAAAACGAGGCTATTTGGTTAGAAGAACTATTTATAAGTAATGACGTCTATATATTAGAACAACGATCTACAGACACAGCACAACAGGGCTATATGAGAAAGTATATAAAACCTACTACAGTAACGGATAGTTCACATACAAGAAAAACAAAAGCTAACGACAAATTAATACAATATACATTTAAAATAGAAGTAGATAAAACTAAGAAAAGTCAATTAATGTAATGAGTGTACAACTAATACTATACCCACAAAACTACGAAGGTCAATACAGTGCAATAAGCACACCTTTTTTTACAGAATACGTAAGCGATTATTCTTTTAATATAGGTACACTAGGTACAGGTTTTAGTGGTAGTGCTTCTACACAAGCACAAATATTGTCATCTATACCAGCACCTATAAATGTTTGGCAACAATTTAACACTACAGGGGGTTTAGGATCTGCAGACGCAGCTTCTGTTGGTAGTGGTAAAATAACAATAGACTGCGCAGATAGTGGTACGTCTAGTTTTTCTGGAATATATCAATTAATAAGCAACCTTACAATAGGTTCTACTTATATAGTAAAAGTACAACGATTAGCAGGTACAACAGGTTTAACAGCTATAGGTTTATCAAGTCCTTTTACAAATAACGGTGTTTTATATACACCTATTTTAAACGCAGGACTACCCGCTACAGTAGGTACGCATACTTTTACGTTTACAGCTACAGAAACCGAACAAGTATTTATTATAACTTATGGTAACAACGACAATACAAAGTTAGAAATAGGCGAAGTTTCTATAAAAGAAAGTTTAGGTAGTGCACCAACAACAGACGTATTCAAAGACGGACAAGTTATTTGCGACCTTTATAACGAAAGTAATATACCTTTAAGTTTATCTGTAGACGATTTTAAAAACATACACGAAAAGAAACAAAGTTTTAGTAAACCTTTTAAATTACCAGCAACAAAAAGAAACAACAAAATATTTACGAGTCTATTTGATGTAACTAAAAGTGTAAAAGACGATGTATTTAGTTTTAACCCATATAAGAAAACAAAGGCTATTTTAAAAGAAGACGGCTACACGATTTTTGACGGATATTTAACACTTATAGATGTAGTAGATAAACAAAACGAAATAAGTTATAATGTAAACTTATACGGTGAAACAATAACACTAGCAGACAAACTAAAAGACAAGAAATTTAAACATATTGACTTTACAGAACTTTCACACACTTACGACAAGACAAATATAAAAGCAAGTTTCGAAAGTAACGATGGTGTTACTTTACTTAATAGTTTAACTACAGATAGTTTTGCATATAACGCAACTTTAGGAGTAGACAAGACAGACGTAATTAAATACCCTTTTGTAAAATGGAACGGCGACAGTTACTTAGACGCAGGTAACGTAACACTACAAAGACTTGAAGACGCTTTTAGACCTTTTATAAATTGTAAATATTTATTAGATCGGATAATTACAGAAGCAGGTTTTACTTATAATTCAGACTTTTTAAATAGTACAGATTTTACAAAACTATTTATGGACTTTAATTTCGGTGATAGTGCACCGAACCTAGCTACAGGAAGTTCACACACTCAAATAAACGCACCTACAGGTGCTTCTACAATTTACGCAGGTACAAGTTATACTACCATAATACCGTTAGCAACAGGACTTTATGCGGGTGACGGAATAGCACAATACAACACTGCGACGGGTGTATATACAGCAGACGTAAACAATTTACAGTTTAATGTAGGTTATCATATAGACATACAAAATACAGACACTTCTAGTAGAGACGTTACTTTTAGGTGGTTTACTTCTACAGGTATAGAACACGATTTACAAACTATTACTTTAGCAGCAGGAACTACTGCGACAATTTCTGGTTATATAACAGGTATAATATTAAATTCAGGTGAAACCATACAGCCACAATTTAAAGCTACTGCAGGTTCTGTAGTTAAATTTACAGATTTTTTTGGTTCTACATCTGTTTCGCAAACTAATTTAGTAAATACAGGAATACTTACAGTATTACGTGGTGACTTAGGACAATTTGAGTTTTTAAAAGGTTTGTTTACGATGTTTAACTTATTAGTACTACAAGACAAAGAAAACCCTAGTAATTTAATTATAGAACCTTACAATTCAGTATTTATAGACGCAACAAGTCAATACATAACGCATAAGACGTTAGACTGGACTTCTAAAGTAGATATATCAGAAATTAAACTAAAACCTTTAAAACTAAAGAAAAAGGTATTTTTAGACTTTGTAGAAGACAGTAACGACTACGCTTTAGGAATTTATAAAAACGCAACTGGTTATAAATACGGATCTGAAGAAATAGACGCAAGTATATTTACGGGCTTGTCTGGTGAAACTAAAGTAGAAGCAAAACCTTTTAGTCCTACATTTGTTAAACCTATATTTGACGGATTTACAACAGAGATGACTATACCCGTAATATATAAAGGTAACGAAGACGGAAGTTTTGAAAGTTACGACAACAAACCTAGAATACTCTATAATATAGGTAAAGTTACTATGTCTAACAATACATATTTTATACCAGCACAAAATGGTGTATCAGAAGAAAATCAAAGTAGTTTTTTACAGTTTTCACACTTAACAGAAACACCAACAACTGCAAATACAAAAGACTATAATTTTAGAACAGGACAATTAATAGGTTCGATAGGTAACACACCTATAGACAACTTATACAATACGTATTGGTCACCGTATTACGATGAACTATACAACCCAGATACAAGAATTGTTAGTATAAAGGTGTATTTAACACCAGCAGACATTGCTAACTTCGAGTTTTACTACAAAATAAGAATTAAGAATAGAGAATATAGAGTTAATAAAATAGAATACAAACCCTACGAATTAAGTAGTGTAGAATTTATACTAATACCATAATGGAATTTAAAAAAGACTTTAAAATAAAACCTAAAGAAGTAAATTTAAACGGTTTAGTAATATTTACAGACGGTACAAACGATGTAGTACCTAATCAGTTAGCTTGCGAAGCGTACGGTTATAAATACGACACACGAACAGGTACTTGTATATCTTTTATACCTACGTCAAAACTAAATAAACAACTAAAAGAACCTTCAAATACTATTGCGGGTGCTTCTAATAAACACGAAAAAGGTACTTCAAGGTCTATAATAAACGGAACACTAAACACTGCAAAAGGGTTTAACGAAAACTGTTTAGTAACAGGTGAAAAGAACGAAGTACAAAACAATATAAACAATAGTTTACTTGTCGGTAAAATGGGTAAAGTAACACACAACAGCGAATTTTGTATAGGTGGAGGTGGTTTTAACAGTGAAGCAGGACTTTTACAATATAGTGTACTGCAAGTTTCTGGTAAAACAACGAGTACTTCAGACGTAGATTTATATATAGAAGGTGACGATGCAAGAGGTAACGAAATATTGCTACCAGCTAATAGTGTTACGACTTATGAAATATGGTTAAGTGGTTTAGTTACGGGCGGATCTTCAGGAACACCAGGCAACTACGAAACTTACGAGTACCACGGCACAATTAGGTGTGGTAACACAGGAACACTTACACACAACGCTAAAATAGCTAGGTTATTAGGTCGTACAGGTAGTTTAGGAACAAAAACAATAGATACAAGTACGGCGTATACATTAAAGGTACAGATAGCAGGACAAAACAACGTAAATACAAGTTGGCACGCTGTAGTAAAATTACATATAAACAAAACAAACGCAGTAACATTTTAAAATATGAGTGAAAAAGTAGAGTTAGAATTAATATTACAAGGGGGCGCTAAAGCTGTACGGACTATGGCCGAATTAGAAAAAGGCTTAGAAGACGCGCGTAATGAAATAAAAGGTTTAGATAAAGACAGTGAAAGATTTCAAGAATTAGCTACCGCAATACAACAAGCAGGTTCTGAAATAAAAGTTTTAGAAAAAAATATGGAGTCACTCGAGCCGCAACAAAAAGCTGAGGCCTTCCTTAAAATGGGGGAAGGTATAGCGGGAGGTTTCGCAGTAGCACAAGGAGCGTTAGCACTTGCAGGTGTGGAAAGTGAAGAACTAGAAAAGATACAAGTTAAGGTACAGGCGGCTATTAGTATAGCAATGGGTGTACGTATGATGAGTGAAGCGGCTTTGATGGCTACTACTGCTAAAAGGGTTGTCGCAGAGAAACTAGCTATAGTACAATCTAAACTTGGTATTGTAGTTACAAAAGGTCAAGCAGTAGCAACAGGTATCGCAGCTACAGCACAAGGAGTTTGGAACGGAACTATAGCTTTAACTACTGTAGCTATGAAGGGTTTAAAACTAGCTATAGCAGCAACAGGTATTGGAGCTTTAGTTTTAGCAATTTTAGCTATAGGGAAAGCTGTTTATGATTGGGCTTCAGCTACAGATAACACAGCAGCAGCACAAGCAAACTTAAATAGGGAGTTAGCAAATCAAAATGATGAATTTATAAAACAAAGAGATTTACAAAACGATCTAAACGCAGCTAATACAGAAGCAGAAAAGAAGTTAGTAAGGTTAAGAAATGAATTAAAACAAAATATTGATGGTTTAGGTGAAAATTCTACTAAGTTACGAGAAAACGCAGATAAACTACAAAACTTGGGGGATCATTCGGATGCTTCACAAAGACTAATAAAAAAGAATAGTATAACACTACAAAATAATACTGTTACCTTACAAAATAATATAAATACTTTAGACGCAAGAATTGCAGCAGTACAAAAAGAAATACAAGTTGAAAATAAAAAAGAACAAGATGAAGACAAAAGAAGACAGCGTAGCAGTCAAAGGAGATCAGAACGAAAAGCACAAAGAAAACAAGAAGCAGAAGAATTAAGAAGTTTAGAACAAGAACTTTCTTTAATGCGTATTGAAGACGATAACGAAAGGGAGGCAGCAAGCATAGAATTAGACAGACAAAACGCTTTAATTAAAGCAGAAACAGCTAAAAACTCAAGGGAGCAAATATTACTTATAAATGAAAAGTACGATTTATTAGAAGCAGAACGTCAACAAAAAATATTAGACGAAGAATTTGAACTGTTTGTAGCAAACAACGACAAATTTAACGAAGAACGTTTAGCTGACGCAGAAAAACAAGCAGCAATAGACGAAAAAGCAGCATCGGACAAAATAGCATTAGAAGAAGCGGTTACAAACGCAAAAAAAGGAATGCAAGAAAACGTATTTAGTGCAGGTGCAGCTTTATTTGAAAAGAATAAAAAGATCAGTAAAGCTATAGCAGTTTCACAAACTATATTTAGTACACAACAAGCAGTTATGGACGCTTTAGCAGCAAAAGGTACAGACGCTTTACTTCCGTACCCTATAAGAGTAGTTAACGCAATTAGCGCGGGTGTTATGGGTGCAGCTTCTGTTAGAAATATACTTAGTGAAAATATGGGTAGTGTTTCTGCAGGTGGTGCAGGTGGTGGTACTTCACCAGAACCAATGTTACCAGCAAGTACAGGAGCTTTTAGTTTAGGTGGTGTAGAACAACAAGCGGTTAAGGCGTTTGTAGTAGAAAGTGAAATTACAGATAGTCAAGCACAGATGGAAGACATAAATAGAAGAAGTACAATTTAAAAATCAAATAATAACAAATAACTTATATTATATAGTATATGAAAAAGAAAACAACTAAGATAACAGAATTAGTTATAGACGAAGAAAACGAAGCTTTAGCAATTGACGCAATTAGTTTAGTAACGTCACCAGCTATAGAAGTAGACTTTGTATTTTTTGGTAAAGAAAAGAATAACTTAACCTTTGCTAAAGTAGACGAAGAAAAAAGAGAACTTATAGCACCAGCTTTAATACCTAATAAACAGATCTACAGATACGACGCAAATACAGACAGTGAATACTACGTATATTTTAGTAAAGATACTGTAAAGAAAGCAGCATATAGTTATTTAAAACACAATAACCACCATAAAGCAACATACCAACACGAACAAAGAGTAGCAGGCGTATTAACTGTAGAAAGTTGGATAAAAGAAGGTGACCAAGACAAAAGTAAATTATACGGTTTTGATTTAAGCAACGGTACTTGGTTCGTTAAAATGAAAATCGAAAATTCAGACCTTTGGAATAAGATAAAAGAAGGAGAACTTAAGGGGCTGTCAATTGAAGGTTATTTTGTAGACAAATTAGAAAAAATGGGAAAACAATACACAGACGAAGAAATAAGAACTGCATACAAAGAACTACAAGCAGAAGGTAAAATAAAAGTTAATTTAGGACTTATTGACGATTTAGAAAAAGAAACGAAAAAAGCAATAGACAAGTTTAATTCTATAAATAGTTCTGCAAGGAAAGCGGGTTCTATAATTGATAAAGCAGAAAGTGAAGCAAAAAAACTAAATAAAGTATTTACAGATTTAGAAAACAATTGGGAAAAAGTAAAGAAACAAGCAAAAGATTTAGGTGTACCGTTACCTAACGAAGTAGCAGGTTTAATAAGAAACGCAAGCGCTTACGAAAATAGTACACGAAACGCAGCAAGTCAATTAGAAAAGGCTTCTTCTATTGTGTATGGTATTGAAGACTAAAAAATAAAATAAAAAAAAATGTATAAAGACTACGAAATAAAATTAAACGCTATTTTAGACAAGCATAAAGGAGTACAGAAAATAGACTTAGGAGCTATAGACGATTTCGAAAAACTATTTAATAAAGCTTTAGACGGTGGCGAAAAAGTAGGGTTAAAACTTATAGACAATTTAAGAAAAGCCGAAACAGGTTACAAAAAAAGTATCGGTGATATGCAAAAAGTTTTAAAGTTAGGTGATAGTATTAAAAAGTCTGCTAAAGACTTAGGTATTGATTTACCTAAAACAGTTATAAATAAAATTGATAGTGCAGCAGCTACAATAAAAGAAGAACAAGGTTACATTGCTAAAATTAAAGGAATGTATAATATTTTCTAAAAATCAAATAGAACTTAAACAATTATATTATATAGTATAAAACAAAATTAAAATGGAATTAAAAACACAAATCTTAAAAGCTTTAGGTCTTAACAAAGACGAAGCAACTAACTTAGAATTTCAAGCTAAACTTATTGACGGTACTATTATTGTAAGTTCTGGTGAAGAATTAGTAGCGGGTGTAGATGTATCTATACTAGCTGAAGACGGAACGACTATGAAACTTCCTGTAGGAGTTTACGAAACAGAAGACGGAGTAGGTTTTTCTGTAGAAGAAGAAGGAGTAGTAGCAGAAATCTTAGAAACTGAAGAAGTAGAAACAGAAAAAGAAGAAGACTACAAAGACGAAGAAGAAGTAGAAATGGAAGAAGACGTTATAGAAGAAGTAGTAGAACCTTCAGAAGTAAACGAAAGACTACCTAAGAAAATTAAAACAACAGAAGAAGTAGAATTTAATAAAGAAGAAGTTATCGAAGAGATCGGTGCTGTTATTAAAGAATTACTTACTGAAGTTAGAAACGATGTTAGTAGATTATCTTCTGAATTAGAAGAAATGAAAGGAACTAACGAAGCTTTAGAAGTTGAAAAAGAAACTTTATCTGCACAATTAGAAGAACTTTCTAAAGAACCAGCTTCAGAACCTGTAACTACAAACAAGTTTTCTAATAAAAAGAACACTAAAGAATTGTCTGCAACAGACTATAGAAATATGAGTAGACAAGAGAAATATTGGTATAACATTAATAATAACTAAAAAATAATAAAACGATGGCATTAACTATTACATCAAGCTCATACGCTGGTAAACACGCAGGGGCTTACGTATCGGCAGCTTTAAAAGCAGCGGATAGTTTAGAGTACTTAACTGTAAGAGAGAACGTATCTTACAAGGAAGTAATCAACAAGGTAGCAGGAGCAAACCTAGTAAAAGACGCAACTTGTGACTTTACAGAAAATTCTGCAACATTAACACTAACAGAACAAGTTTTAGAAGTAGAACCTTTTCAAATTAATATAGACGTTTGTAAAAAAACTATGTTATCTGATTGGGCGCACGAACAACAAGACGACTTCGTAGCTTACGCAATGACTTACCTTTCAGATAGTATTGCAGACAGTATCGAGTTTAACATTTGGCAAGGTAACACTTCTACGTCAGGACAATTTAACGCTTTAAGTGCGTCAGGTATGAGTACATCTTCTGCTTCTGCAGCTTATACAGCAGCAAACATTATAGCTAACTTAGGTACTTTAGTAGCTGATATACCAGCAGCGGTTTACGGAAAAGACGATCTTTATATTTATATGAACAAGAAAACTTACAGATTTTACTTATCTGCTATTTCTGCTTTATCTGCATTCCCTTTTAACCATATGGGGCAATACACACCAGAATTTGAAGGAATTTCAATCGCTGTTTGTTCGGGTGTAGCTGATAACGTAATGTGGGCAGGTACTAAGTCTAACGTATTTTTTGGAACTTCACTAAGTTCAGATTTAACAGAGGTGAAAGTTCTAGACCTTGGCGAAATCACAGGATCAGACGTAGTAAGAATGGTTTGTAGATATACTGCAGGAGTTCAAGTTGGTGTACCTTCAGACTTTACTAAACAATCGTAATTATTAACCTAAATAACTTAAAATCAACGACTTATGGCTTGTAATTTAACAAAAGGAAGAAATATCACGTGCCGCGACGGTATAGGAGGTATTAAAGCTATCTATATAGCGCAACACGATGAATTAACTTCTTACACTGCAGCAAGTGGTGAAGTAACAGACTTTGATTTAGGTTCAGGTGACGACTTATATAAGTACACACTTAAAAGAGGTACAGGAAGTGTAACAGAAACTATTAACGCTTCGAGTGAGGCGGGTAGTCTTTTCTTTACTCATTCTGTAAATGTAAAACTTCATAATTTAACTAAAGAAGACCAAAACGAAATTAAACTATTAGGACAACAAAGGATGGTTATTTTTGCAGAACTAAACCAATTAAACGCTTCAGGTAAAAATACTATTGTAGCTTTAGGTTTAGATAACGGTATGGAACTTTCTGCAGGTACTGCTACTTCGGGTGCAGCCCTTGCAGACGGTGCAAATTATGACTTTACATTCGAATCTATGGAACCTAATCCTATGCAACTAGTAGCGGACTATACAACAGTACCGTTCGACAATTCAGCGTTTACAATTAACGC